CATATTTCATCATTCCAAAATAAAAAGCAATAATGGATACAATATACAGTTTGCTCAAGCGAGCAAAGGAACTCAAAGAGAAAAGTCAAGTAGACAGCATCACACCTGAAGAGGTGGGTAAACTGCACGAGGATACATTAGCATACATAGCTTCATTGGAACAGTCGGCAGATGGACTTGGTATTAAAAAGGTTTATCAGTCTAAGCCAGCTATGGAAGCTGATACAGACCCAGTCGGGACTAATGGCAAGACTCTCCGCTATGGCCAGTTAGTAAGTATTTATGACGATGCACACGCTGATAGTTCTGAGAATGGTAATATTTATGCTTATCAGAAGCCAGGGTGGCTGCTGATGGGAAAGGTCAGTGGTGGAACGACTCTTTCTATTACGCAGGAACTTGGAGACAGTGCAACAAAGGTTATGTCGCAGGCAGCGGTCACCGCTGCTATCGGAAGTTCAAAAAAAGATGCAACGAACACAAGGTTCGAAGACAAACAAAATCTTCTTGGTGCAAGCAATGTGCAAGATGCCATCGAAAAAATATCTCCTTACAAAATATACGAGTTAGATACTCTTGGTGTATACGATGCAAGTCAGGTAAACTCTTTGAGAAATCGATTTGCTTTTGGATACAACAAAACATTCGATAGAGATGTGCGACTTACCAAGATAGCATTTTCTGACGGAACAGACGCAAATGGTATTAGTGCCATTTTTATATGCTCCGCAGATAGAGAGGAGAATACAGTTACAGTTGAGAAGGAAATTACTGAATTCAAAGTAGAAGGTGCTACGCTAATATGTAATATTGTTGTGCCTGCTGGGAAGATAGCTGTTATCAAGCATAATAATCTTGTGCGAGCCTACCAAGGTGAAAAGGTAGACGCTTTAAATTTTAATTACAAGAATAATAACGTACAGGCTCTCATTTGGTGCAAGGAGGATAGTATTAATGTGTCCTTCACTTTTTCTGAGGTCGTTAATATTCTTGACAAAATGACAGATGAGAACGGTAGTAAGGATGCTAAAAATCTACGTGTGTTACACAATGAATGGCAAGGAAAACATGTAGCTTTCCTCGGCGACTCACTAACAGCAGATGGGCGTTATTGCGAGTTCTTGTGTGACAAGTTAGGTATGACTTACGAAAAGTATGGTGTATCAAACACCGAATGGATACACTTCGCACAACAGGCGATTGAGGCATACAGCTATCAGTTAAGTAAAGGGTTTGTTTATGATGCTGTTTTTGTATTTGGCGGCGTGAATAATTACGACCATGGTGCGACAATTAATGGTAAATGGTTCACAGAGACATCTGAGATAATAACAAATGAAATAACCTTTACCTCAAAAAAACGCACGCCCATTAAAAATGGCGCAGGGAGCATTGAAGGACATGTTAATTGGACACTTGAAGTTCTCAAGGTCTGCTTTCCTAATTCACAGATAATAGTAATGACACCTACGCATAAGGGGTTATACGTTAATAGAGCTGTTAGAAGTGGGCAAAATGAATTATATTCAAATGCAAACGGGGTCTTCCTTGATCAAATCGTAGAAAAGATAAAAGAAGGTGCGAGACTATGGGGATGCCCAGTAATTGACCTCTTTTCTCTTAATGGAGCATATCCTGTGTTAAGCTCTTATGACTCATATGTAAGAAATAAGGAAAACGACCATCTTCATCATAGTAATTTGGGTAATTACAGAATCGCTATGACCATTGCAGCAGCTATGAAGTCAATTTCTCCCGAAGTTTATGACTCGCAATATGATGAATTAAATCATACAGTAAGCGGAACAGTCACAAGGGGGGCTGAACCACTTAAAGATGTTAATATTACCATTACAATAGGTAAAAAAACATTTACAGGATTAACCGACAACACGGGGCGCTTCTCGGTCCAGAATATTACTCCTGGCATAGGGGAACTCATCCTTTCAAAAGGTGGATTGACTTTGCACAAGCAAGCTATCACAACAACTTACGATATTATTCATAGACAGCTGGATATTAGCAAGGTTGATATCCCTGACATGAATATAAATATATAATTAGAACTATGGCAGAACTGATTTTAATTTAATGCCTCTGTTGGTGTTGATTAAGATAGCTCTGTCAGAAAAGAAAAGATTACATTATAATAAACTTTCATAGTGGTAAAATAGGGGTTGTTAAAAAGCCCCCAGCCTTGTTAATAAGCAACGCCAATCACTTTTAAACAATGTACGCCACAAGAGCGCGACCGGGGGCAAATATCCTCGCTCGCCCTTGTGGCGTTTTATTGTATAATAAAAGTGATTGGCTTTGCAAATTTACGAAATTTATTAGATATGAAGATAATTGAGATTGTAAAAATTAACAGGGAACTATTAAGAAACCTCCATATTGCTGGAGTTAGATTGGATGACACAAACTATATAGATTTATATACAGAATATAGACGGATGTTGTCAAAGCGTGAGAAAGTGTCTTACATAGTAGCGGCTCTTGCTGTGAAATATGCTATTAGCGAGCGTAAAGTTTATGCTCTTATTAAGCGATTTCAAACAGACTGCAATTTGTTTGCAGTGTAATCAGTATATACGTTTATGCTTGTGAAAGAAAAACTCACGACCTTTGCATCATTATGAAGAAAAAATATTATTCAGCTCCGCTTCCATTCGTTGGACAAAAGCGGATGTTTGCAAAAGAATTTAAGAAGGTGTTAGAACAGTTCCCAGACGGAACAACATTTGTTGATTTATTCGGAGGCAGTGGCTTATTGTCGCATATTACAAAGTCCGAGAAACCACATTCTAAAGTCGTGTATAATGATTTTGATGGATATAGGCTACGTCTGAAGCACGTGTCACAGACTAATGAATTACTCTCAGAGCTTAGAAAGATAGTTCGTGAGCTGCCTAAGCATAAGCCAATTGTTGGAGAAGCACGCAAACAGATTTTTGAGTGCTTAATTAAACATCAAGATCGTTATGGTTATTTGGACTTCATCACGATATCGTCTTCTCTCTTATTTTCGATGAAGTATTGTCTGAATATTGACGACATGAACAAGGAAACGTTGTATAACAACATTCGCTCTACTGATTATCCGCTTTGTGATAGCTATTTGGATGGTTTAACAATTGTTTCAGCAGACTATAAACAAGTCTTTAATCAGTATAAGGATACTCCAAATGTTGTATTTTTGGTTGACCCTCCTTACCTCAGTACCGAAGTTGGTACTTATAAGATGTATTGGAAACTTGCAGATTACCTCGATGTACTGTCGGTTCTTGCTGGACATTCATTTGTTTACTTCACAAGCAATAAGTCGTCTATACTTGAACTCTGTGACTGGATAGGTCGAAATAAGCATATCGGTAATCCATTTGAGAAGTGTACTAAGGTGGAATTCAATGCTCGCATGAATTATAACTCAACTTATACAGATATGATGCTGTATAAGAATGCTGGTTAAATGCTATTCTAATGCTGATAAAACGATGAACAAATACTACAAGATTTTAGACCGGATTATTCATGCTGGAAAACAGCAGTGTAACAAGAAAGGGGAAATTAGGTATCTGTTGAACGAACAGCTAACACTTACTCCTTCAGACTTACTCGACATCTTCGAAACTCACGGTATAGCACGTAGGAAGCTAAAGGAGGAGCTACAACTGTTCATGCAGGGTGAAAGGCAGATTGAGAAATATCGTAAGGCAGGTATTGCTTGGTGGAATTATTGTGGTTCAATCCTTGTCAATAGTTATCCTACATATCTGGAGAAATTGCCTCCACTAATAGAGAAGATAAATCGTGAAAAGCGTAGTAGCAAAAATTATGTGTTGTTCTTAGGCGAGACAGGTGCAGAAACTAATCAAGCACCCTGTCTTAGCCTTGTACAGTTCCAAATAGATGAAGGTGAACTTGTTATATCAGCCTTTCAGCGCAGTTCTGACGCTAATTTAGGTCTGCCTGCAGATATCTATCATCTATATCTGATGTCAAGGCAAATAGATCTTCCGTTGAAATCTATAACGCTCAATCTTGCTAATGTGCACATTTATAAAAATAATATAGAGCGTACAAAAGAACTTCTTAATGGTAATGAAGATATAAAGTTTGAACTTAACGTATAATCTAAAAGGTGGCAAAATCTTGCAGAATTATCCAAGTCTTGCAAGAATTTTCCACCTTTTTAATGTTGTGTGCGTGTTGAGAATTGTTACTTTTCGTTTTGCATCAAAATATCACTTTTCGTTTTACAACGCACCTACTTTTCGTTTTGCCGGATTAAAATCCCAATGATACGCAAGCGCAACTTCCTATATTTTCGGCAGCGTTATATAAAGATAAACAAAAAATAGAATACTTATTAGAAC